AGCAAATGAAAGAGAAATATCAGATGACTTTAAACTCTTGGAGCAAGAGATATCTGATAAAATAAACAAAGCCTTAAACAATCCTTTAAATAATATGTCAGCGAGTACCAAATGAACATCATCAAAGCAGTAATATTTCTACTTTATTTGTAACCTAATATAACCTTTGAAGAGTTCAATTAGACTACGAATTAATTTTATGTTCATAATTTACTATGAGTACAAACAAAGAACTACAAGACCAACTAGATAAGACTAAAAACGAAAGAAGAGAACTCAGGAAAGAAAACAGAGAACTCAGAGAAGATATAAAAGAAAAAGATATCACTATTAAGTTCTTAACTGAGCAACTAGGCAATGCTTATGACCGGTTATTGTTGTCTAATCAAAAACTCATTAACATTACAGTCGATGAGGTAGTTGCCTTTAACAAGCTGAAAGCAGATCATCGTAAAGAACGAGAATTAGCTCAAGCATTAGAACAACAAGAAAGAAATAATCAAAAACTAAAACAGGGAGTAGCTAGTGACAACACAAGCTGAAAAAATAAACAATTTGGATAAACAAGTAGCAGTGATATCAGAACGCATTCGTATCATTGAAACCAATCATCTTAAACATATAGAAGCAGATATTGCATCTATTAAGCGTGTTCTATGGTCAGTGGGTTTCCTTTTGTTTACTCAGCTAGTTATCGTCATTAAAGACATTCTATTTTAACTAACCCTTTGTAACCTTGCGAGAGAGTAAGGTACATAAAACTTTTTCGACAAAATTCAAAAATCAATAACATCACAATAAGGTGAAAATATTATTATTAAGTGATACTCACTTTCCAGCTCAACACCCTGATTACTGGAAATGGATTAAGGCCATTAAGAGCTTAACCACATGGAATAGAGTCATTCATATTGGAGATCTCGTAGATTTCTCTAGTGTCTCTTTTCATTCCATTTCTGGTGAAACAGATAACCCCACTACAGAAGTTGAAAAAGCTAAACACGAAATAAAAAAACTAGAAAAGCTTTTTCCTAAGATGGATATTCTGTATGGCAACCACGATATCCGGGTTATTCGTAAAGCAGAAAGTTTTGGTATCCCCAGAAGCTTTTTAAAAGATCTCAATAAAATGTTTGAGATAAAAGCTAAATGGAAATGGCATGACAAGTTAATTGTTAAGCTAAAAAACGGAAACAATGTTTTCTTTACACATCATTTTAAGTCTAGTGTAATTCAAAGCTCCAAAGAGCTTGGATGTTCGCTTGTAACCGGGCATCAACATACGAAGAGTGAAATAACCTATTGGTCTTCACCAACAGCACTTAATTTTGCCATGTGTATTGGATCAAGTATTAACCCAAAGGCGGAGAATTTTAGGTACTCAAAAAACTTTATTAAGAGACCTATCATATCGATAGCTAGTATTGGTTATGTCGGATATTGCCAACCCTGTATCCATTCAATGCCTTTAGACAATAAAGGAAGGTGGACAGGCCAACTATGAAGAATAGTGACATCCTCAATATAGCATCACAGCTCGTCAATAATGATCGCAATGATCAGCATGGCGATATGACTACTAACCATATTAACATAGCCCGGCTCTGGTCTGCCTACAAAGGCGTAGAGTTCACTGCCCATGAGGTTGCAATAATGATGGCTCTGTTAAAGATAGCTAGAACCAAGATAGGTGCAGTTAATCCTGATGATTATGTGGATGCTTGTGGCTACCTAGGTATTGCTGGAGAGATAGCAAGTGAATAATGGACATTAAAGAATACACAAAAAACTCAATTAAAGAACATGAAGGCTATGAGCTAGAGCCATATTTAGACACCCTTGGATTTACTACTGGTGGGTATGGACACAAAATCTTAGAAGGCGAAGAAATTCCTACTACCAAAGAAGGTTGGGAAGAACTCTTTGATAAAGATTTTGAAAAAGCATGGAACAATACAGAGTTATTTTGTGAAACCTTTAATCTTCCTGATGAAGACGAAATGAAATCTATCTTATGTGAAATGATTTATCAGCTTGGTTATACAGGCGTATCTAATTTTAAAAAGATGATTAAAGCTCTTCAAGAGTCCAATTTTGAAGAAGCATCCGCCCAGATGAAAGACTCTCGGTGGCATAAACAAACAAAAAATAGATGTGAAGAATTAGCAGAGAGGATGGCTAGTATCTAATGTGGAGTATGTTATTAAAACCACTACTTGGTGTTGCCGGGGATATGGTTAAAGGGTCTATTGATGTTATCAAAACAAAAACTGAAACAAAAAAATTATTAGCTCAAGCGGAACAAGAACATATTAGAAAGATGGCAGAAGGCGAATTGGAATATGCCATACAAGCTCAAAAATCTATGGGTGAATCTTGGAGAGATGAGTGGTTTACAATCATTCTTTCAATTCCTTTGTTAATTGTTTTTGGTGCTATTTTTTTTAATCAACCTGACTGGGTGGCAAAATTAAAAGAAGGTTTTATAACTTTAGATGAATTACCCGATTGGTATATCTGGGCATTAATGGCATCTATCGCTAGTAGTTTTGGTCTTAAAGTATCTGACCTAGCAATTAAGAAATTTAAAAAATAATGGCAGAGTATCAAGTAAGATGTGGAATTGTTGATGGCTAAGAAGCAAACAACCACTACACCTATTATGCATATTGTCAAAAAGACAACCATAGGTGATGGCCGAATAAGTTTTTCGACTATGAATAAACATAAGCGAAGAAGCTATAAATCATACAATAGACAAGGAAGGTAATATGCCCAAAGTAGGAAACAAACATTTTTCTTATTCTAAAAAAGGAAAAGAAGAAGCTGAAAAGTATGCCAAGAAGACCGGTAAAAAAGTAAAGAACAAAAAGAAGAAGTAATGGATAAGTGTGAATTTTGTGGATGCAGTTGTCATAAAGACATGAGCTGTATGTGTGAATGTGCCATCTGTAAATGCCCAGCGTGTAATGAAGAGAGTACCACTTCCTAAGTTCGTTACTATTGGACACTTTAAGATCCACTTAACATTAATTGATCACGACATTGCTTATAATGTGTGTGAGATGCAAGGTTGTTTTCTCAACAAACCTCCGTATCAAATTTATTTAGATAAAGACATCATAGATCGCAACGATACAGATAGTAAAAATCTAGTTATCCATGAGCTGTGTCATGTCATTTATTTTATCTACTTACTGAGTAAAGACAAAGATGAGGAGTCTGTTGTCAATGGAATGTCTAATGGCATTACCGAAATATTTTATAAATCAGAATTAAAGGATTGGTTAAAAAGTTGCGATGGTTAAAGTTTATTTTTTGGTTGGATATCTATGTACTTATCTAACCCAGAATTATCTTGACCCGCATTGCACTTCTTTTGCTCAAAAATACGACACAATAGAACAATGCCAAAAAGACTTAGAATTTATAGATTTAACAGCATTAGAACTATCAAAGAAAACTCTTACTAGCCATAAACTAGCTTGTTTAGAAGCACCCATCAAAACTAAAGGAATTTAATGAATGTGGAACTTAGGATTGAACTTATTAAAATATGCACCTAGAGCGTTTGCTGGTGTTCGATCTATTTTAGGTGATCCTGTAAAGTCTTCTGGCCTTATTACCGGTGGTATCCTAGGAGGTAAGGCAACTAACGATACTATTAATTCTGGTATTTTAGGTGACACTAACTTGATGGAAGAGGGGATGAACTTCTTCTCTAGCCCGGCTATATCTTTCATTAAAGAAACACCTAGTGGTGAGGTTTATAATCCTGATCAAGAACAAATAGATGCTGAGAATGAATTTAATAAAGATCTTAATACTAAAATTACGACTGCTACAAATAATAATAAAGCAAATATCTTAATTACTCCTGAAGTAGAAAAACCTAGTAGTTTACTTTCAACACCAGAGTCTAATCCTATAGACTTTTCTAATCAAACCTTTCCCGAACAAACAGATCCAGATAGTTATATTCTTACTGCTGAAGAACAACCTA